GGCGAGGACATTGCTTTTTGTGAACTGGCTCGAAAATCTAAATTTAAAATACACGCGAACATAGAATCAACGACCATTCACCACGGACCATACGGGTATAAGGGTAAGTTTAGAGATTCATTGGAAAAAGTAATATGAGACGTAAAATATTTGAATATAATCCTAACACTGGTGTCATTCGATGGAGATACGAGGATGAATCACACGATGACTTTGGCTGGCCTAACTATGGTCGAGTAATGAAAAAGAAAAAGAAAGACACTAAATACTATTGGTTAAAAGGTTATAAAGATAGTAAATGACTGTAGGTTATGGGATAGGTATGTTTGGGTATAATATGATCTGTTTGTTAATAGGTCTATTAATAATATATTACGTAATAAATAATTATGATGAATGATACTGATTTAGAAGAATACCATAACATAGGTAAACCGATCAAGTTTAGTGGTAAATATAGATACATGAGTGGTCAAAAGTACGAGCACCACGGATCACGGACCTATGACTTTGATGGTGAAAGACTGCCTTCGGTCACAACGATTTTAGGGTTGACAAAAGACAAAAGTTTTCTAAAGAACTGGCAACAAAAAGTGGGTCATGAAAAAGCAGAGTCAATTAAAAATCATAGTAGTAAACGGGGCACTTCCATGCATAAGTTCTTGGAGAGCTACCTCACAGGAGTTGGGTACGATGACTTATCTCCCATTGGCACGGAGGCTAAACCGATGGCTGAAAAAATTATTGAAATTGGTCTTACCCCTGTAGAAGAATATTATGGTTCAGAGGTAACTTTGCACTATCCAGGTTTATACGCAGGCTCAACAGATCTTGTATGTCTACATAATGATATGGAAACAATAGTGGACTTCAAGCAAGCCAATAGACCTAAGAGAGAAGAGTGGATTGATGACTACAAGCTACAAATGGCGGCATATGCTATGGCGCATGACTATGTATATAAAAGTCAAATAAAACAAGGGGTAATAATGATGTGTACTCCTGACCTATATTATCAAGAATTTAAGATACAAGGGTCAGAACTACGTTCTTGGAAGCACAAGTTTCTCAAACGACTAGACATGTATCATGAGTTAAAGTTTGACGAAAAAGAGGCGGTCGACATAGATTTGCCACAATTAGAAAAGGAGATGAAAGATGAACGATAAAATGTTTACAGCTCTGATGAAGAAGTACGATGCAGAGATAGAAGATGCACTATACAGAATAGATGCACTCAACGAACACAACCTAATCATTCCAGAGCATACAGATATCTTGGGTGAAGTTGACAAAATGTTACAAAAGATTTCAAACGCAGAAGATAGATTGGCAGCATTGAGGCGACATTACGGCAAGAATGAGGCAAAGTAATTTGTATAAGGGATCTAAAAAGTTTAAAAAATTTTTACAAAAAAAGTAAGGAGTAAAAAGTGTCTTTTTGTCGTTTTGGTCTAGAAGTGTTGATTTTATTGACTTTAGGGTAGACAAATTAGGTGACAAATCATGTTTAGGTAGACAAATTATTTTGTCACTATATAGAAAGGCCTTCCGCGAAACGTTTCTTTTTTGTCTCTGTAACTTAAAACTTTCTAGATCCCTTATAGAAAGCTGATATAAGGGGGTATGCCTAGGAAAAGAAGAAAAGCTATTGCCTCTATAACTCCCGATATACCTTATCCGAAAGTCCGAGTGGAGTGGATCGATTGCGTGAGCGATTCGGGCTGGGCTACTGACAAAGAGTTTGACAGGATGAAGTTAGCACGACCTGTTAATGAAGGTTGGTTGTATTCTAAAGATAAAAAATCAATTAAGTTATTTGCTTCTTACGACAGAGAAGACGATGGCAGTTTTACTTTTGGGGATCGGACGATGATTCCTCGTCAGTGGGTGAAGAAGATTCAGAAGATATAATTTTGTCTGGAGCCGCGATCAAAGCGTAGTCTTCTTCTGTCTTCTTGATCTCTCTATCTAATTCTTCTTTGGTCATATCTTCTAGTTTGCCAGTTAATCCTACAGTTCTGTTCCAGTATAAACCTTCCACTTGACCCCGTGATCTTTCAGCATTATGCGCTGCGGAGTAGTTGCCTTTTTTAATAGCCAGCTCCTTGATCCGATTTAATTCTGCTATGTGGTTTAGTTTAGTGACTTTGTGTTTTTCTAGCTTTTCACCCTCTAAATGCTCTATATATTGAACAACAGATGGGTGTATTCTAGGGTTTGTTAGCTCGTAACCACTTCTGTTATTCCTGTTAGGACTATATCCTGCCATTTTTGCAGCCTCTGATTTACTTAGAGCTTTCCCTGTTTCAGGATCGCCATACACAAGTAATTGTGCAAATCTCTTTTGCATTGAGGTTAATGATCTTTTTGCTGCCATAATTGACAATTTAAGTTAAGTGTCCTATATTGTCAAGGTATGAAAGATGACGTTATAGAAGGCTATAAAGAAGTTATAAAAATGTTAAGAGCTGAAATACAAGATTTAAAAAAATATCAGTCTGAATGTATACGATTAGAAAATCTCTTGCATGGTTATAAAAAAGTGATAGAGGAATTAACTAATCAGGTGGTTAAAAAATAATGTATGTTAGACACCTGCAAGAGTATTTAGATAAGTTTACTGAAGGACAACAAGGTCGTAGAGGTAATGCAGTCAGTGATGCTAAGATTTACATCATGACAAGCAGAGGTTACTTAGAAGAAATTAAACGCATTGAAGTTCATGCAAGTAACAATCCTATGGATACATCCTTGCGTGTTGTGTTAAAACCAAACAAAGAAGAAAAACTTATATTACCTCCTGGTTACATAAAAGATTATTAACCAAAGGATTACCCGATGCAATGGGGCCAGAAGCTAGATTATATAAAAAACTTAAAAGGGTATCTAAGGATATCGTCTGGACTAGAATTGAAAACCAAAGCCTATTTGGGACTCCTGATTTATTGGGCTATAATATTAATAGCACCTTTTTCACAGTAGAACTTAAAGTTGCAAGTGGCAACAAAGCTCGCTTGTCCCCTCATCAAATTTCATTTCATATCCTACATCCCAAAAACTCTTTCGTGCTTGTGGAGTGGAAGAGTAAACACTTGTTGTTTGAGGGCAAGCAAACGCTTGCGCTTGTAGATTGTCCGTTGTCATCGCTTGAGCCTGTTGTTGATTCGCTTGAAGATTGTGTGAAGTATTTGTCTAGCTTGTAGGTTTATTCTTCATCTGCAACTAAAAAACCATCTGCGAGTATTTGATCCTCAACGTATTTTCTTAGTTCAGATTTGCTCTTTTTTGTTAAAAAATCTTTTTCACCAAAATGACCGTGTTGATCTTCAAAGTCATCAATCATACCTTTTATTAATTTATCATATAAAACATCAGCGTGATATATACAATAATCTAATTTTTCTTTTTCTTTTTTCTTACGCTCATACGCCTGCGCTTTGTTCTTACTATCTCGATAGTCGTGTCCGTCATCTCGTTGTGTCATTATTCCTCGCTTGTTGATTTTTCCAACCTTTAAATTCACACAATAATCTATCTCTATCATTATTAAATTTTTCAAGGTCTTTACTATTAGTAATTGGTTTTAACTCTAATTCTAATAATTTTTTTCTATATTCTTTTAAAGTCATATTATCCCTTCTGCTCGCTCGCTTGTTGATTTTCTACTTCTAATCTATGTGTGTAGTCGCTTTCAGTATCTGGGTGTACTGTAATAACTAAATTATTATTGTTATGAGATTTTGATTTTTCTATTCTTATCTCATACCCTTTATAGTTAAGCCATAAAACATCATCAACTACTTCTAAATTGTTTAATGTATTTTTCATATTATCCCTTCTGCTCGCTCGCTTGTCGCTTGAGCTTGTCGCTTGTTAGTTTTAAAAGGGCTAATTTAGTAGTCGGTTGGTTTCCCACGATCCCCTTACTTGTTAGCCCCTTTATTCGCACAAAATTAAACATCTTGCACAAATCCTGTTTGATCTTTTAACGCTCGACCTTTAGCGTATAGACCTACAATAACATTTTTAGGGTCATTAAATCTTAAATCCGATTTATCCCCGTTAAAAACTTTGTAATTTAAAAATCTTTTTGGAAGTTTTTTTGATCTAAAAACGGCGCTAATATTCCCGCCACGTTTTAGTATGTCAAGCGCTTGCGCCTTGTTATCCTCGTTTAATGAATAAGTTAAATGATAATTTTTTGGATATTGTTTTTTAACATACTTTAATGCTCGCTTGTAAATTTTGGTATAATCATAAAATTTAACTTTTGGGAATTCATCATATAAGCCGTGTATATTCCAATCAATGTCGCTTGTTCCGTTTAATCTTATAGCGGGTTTAAAACCTTTTTTCTTACATCTTAAAATATGTCTTTTTATTTCTATTCTTATTTGATCTAAAAATGTTTCACGTTCTAAAAAATACCACTTCGTCTTATTAATACGACCTTGTTGAACTGAATTCATTTGACCCCGACCCGCCGTATTTAAACAACTTGCCATACATCCCGCACTTGCAAGCGGGCAAACATTAAAACCGCTTGTCCGTTGTGGAGCTAGATATAGAATTGCGGTCATATATTTATATTTTTGACCCTTTATTGTTTTAGCGTTGTTATCTATGTTTAATAACTTTTTAGATTTATATAATTTCATACTTTCATTTTTTAGGGGGCTATCATAACCCAATTGAAAGTGTGTATATCTTGATAGCTAAACTACACATCTAAGGGAAACCCCACTTTTAAGGACAATAAATTAAACAATTAATTGTCAATATCCTATATAATCCCTATTGACTATATTGTCAATAGTG